AGTGATGGGGGTAAGACTATGGATGCAGAAACTGCTGTAGGTCAGAAGAACTACGCAGGTATTCTTATCAGAGCTCTTACTCGTAAGAATCGATTCATTAAACAATACCTTCAAGGTGAAATGTTCCTTTCGTTCCATACTGGACTCGACCGTTATTATGGTCTACTTGACCTTGCTGTAGGGGTAGGTGCAGTTATTCAAACTGGTTCTACCTATACCCTACCATGTGGTAAGAAGATTGGTTACTATAAGAACTTCCGTAAGGATGTTGACCTTTGGGAGAACACTATACTACCAGTACTTGAGGAAAAAATTAAGAAAGAGTGGGCTTATAGTGGCGGCGAAGAGGGGGAAGTACCAGATGAGGTAGAAGAAAAGGTGATAGTTCCTAAAGAAGAGAATGAAATTCTAAAAGATTCCTTAGATAAAAATGAGTAAATTAGTATTAAGCATATCAGGTGGTATGGACTCAGTGGTCCTACTACATATGGCAGTAGATAGAGGATTTAGAGAGATTCATCTTATCTCTTATGATTATGGGCAACGTCATAAGCGTGAACTAAAATGTGTATCAGGTCAGATAGAAGCGGTAAAGGCTAAAGTGCCGGATTTAGTAATAACACATTATATAGCTGATGTTGGATTCATTAAACACCTAGCTCCTACCTCATCTCTTACTAATGAAGATATTGATAATCCGGATATTAGTAAAATGGCTGGTGATGCTCAACCTGTAAGTTATGTCCCATTCCGTAATCAGTTGTTTAATACTATTGGTTGTGCTTATGCTGAAGCTAAAGGTGCTGATACTGTATGGTATGGTGCAGCTGAAGTGGATAGCCTTGCTGGTTATTGGGATGGTAGTAATGAGTTTGTCGATGCAATGAATGCATTAGTAGCTCTTAATAGGGAGAGTAGAATTAAGATTGAAGCACCTCTCATAACTATGTCTAAGTCCGATATTGTTAAAGAAGGTGTAAATCTTGGAGTAGACTTTGGTAAGACTTGGACTTGCTACTCTAATAGAGAAGATGGTTTAGCAGATGCTACTACTCCTTCATCTAGTATGAGAGTTCAAGGCTTTATTCAGGCTGGATATCAAGACCCTATTCAATACGTTCAACAACCTAAGCTTAGTCAGATGTATATGGCTAAAGGCTGTAAGAAGATTTAAAGACCGTAACGGCGTACTTCTTCAAGCTGCCATTGTGTTTTAGGCTGGAAACGCTCTTTAAAGCTAAGACTCTTTTCTTTCTTTTGTTTAGGTAAAGCGTCCTGAGTTTTTTGTTCAGTTAAATATTGTGATGTATAAGCGTCTTCAATAGCTGCTTCGTAGGTTTCTACAAGATATTGACGAGTAGGAGTTGTTTGCCCATTCTCGTTCACAGTGCTCTCTACAATAGGCTCGACTGATGAATAGATATCAGTCAGGTAGTCGGCAGTTGTGTACTTACTTTCGGCGACTTGTTTCATGTCAGCTTCTTCAGCATCTTCTACTTCAGATTGTCCTAATCTTGCATTAAGATAGTCATTAAGATCTTCATAGCTATCAGCATGTGATAAGCTACCTTTCATATAGTCACGTAAATCTTCATAAGCAGCTACTTTCTCATCACCTTCAAGAGTTGCAGCCAACTGGTCGATTGCAGCTGTACAAGATTCAACATCAGAACCACCAGCAGCCAATGCATCGATTGCAGCTACACATTTTTGAACTGGAGAATGCTCACCGTCTTCATCTTCAGCGTGTGCANGCATAATGATTACGTTGTCTTCATCTACCTGAAACTCTTTAGTACCGTCACCCATGTCGTCCCAAAGCTCAGCATTAGCACATTCACTTGGATCAACACCAGCTGCTGCACAAACCTCTTCAAGAGAGTTAAAAGACTGACTTGCACCTGTGACTTGACTACCACGACCACCAGAAGCAGCCAATTCAAACTTGGCTGCACCTTCAGCATCTTCATAGTCTTGGTCATGGTAATCATCAGGTATCTCACCATCACCAATCTCTTCTACTTCAACCTGAGCCAATGCCTCAATATCAGGGTCTTCTGCATTCTCACCGTCTTCAGAGAAACTAACTACAACTGCATCATCAAGACCACTGATCTGTTTTTCCATCTGTGCAAGACGACCACTTATTCCTATATCAGGTTTTAACGCAAACCTATTAGCAATCATTTTCTTTAAAGACCCAATATCAAGATTGGGAAACTCAGCGCGGTTAAAAGCACCATACTCATCTTCATACATCGCGCCAATAAGAGTACGGTTCAAACCAAGTTCTGCAAACCCAACTGTTTCAGCTTCACCATACTCATTATCCTCTTTACTCATTGAAGAAGCAATAGCTTCACCCCTTTTACGTTCATATTCGGAAATCTTATCATTACCGTCGAGATCTGATTTATTAGCATCAAATCCATGGTCTGGATCTTCCTGATCTTCCATTTCGATATCCTCCATACCACCTTTGATTGCCTTAACAGTGCTAGAAAGGTACGCAGCAGGCAATTGATATTCTTCCATTGCACTAAGTTGCTTAACAAACGATTCGAGTTGCTCTATAGTATTAATTTTTGGAGCAAACTTTTTAATCTCAGCAAGTACCTCAGGTGAGATATCTTCACCCCCAGGCAGGTCTTCTAATTCTTGAATAGCCTTAGCAAGTGATGCTTTAATAATAAGCTTTTCATCAGAGATAACATCAGCAAGTGCGTCATCCATCTCTTTACCAGATTTAGCAGCACGTGCTTGAGCAGCTAATTCTTCAGCAGCTGCCTGCGCAGCATATTTTTCTTCACGAGAGCGGTTAGCACCCATACCAGAAATAAAATCGTCTAAAGTACTTTCGATTCTCTGTGCAATTTCATCAGATTTAGCATTAATTGCATCTTGATTATCTTGAAGTACTTTAAGCATAGCTTGCTTTTTACCAGTAAATCCTTTACCCATCTTAACAACATTTAACTCCTCTTCAGAAATAACATCTAAGTTAAATAATAACTCTCTGATAAATCTTATGGTATCTAATGGAGCCGAACTTAACCCTGCTGATCGCATTTGCTTAGTAACACCGGTAGCACCAGGTACTAAAGCCTCTACAGGAGATTTTCTTGCTTCATTTAAAGATTGCAACCTAGTGTAGAAGTTATCGAACGAGCTCATTGATATTATTTATTAACACTAGTGTAAAATACATTAAAAAATTGCAAATAAAAGGAACTTTGTTATAATTAATATAGAATATGAAGTTGAGTTATAAGGATTTCAATAATATGAATGATAAAGAGCTACGAGCTCTACCCGGTGTTGGTAAGCTAACTGCAAGAAACATTGTTGGTATGCGACCGTATCGTAGTAGTGAAGATCTTTTTAAAGTAAAGGGTCTTGGTAAAAATACGCTCAAGAAATTAGGTATTGAAAAGAAAAAGAAAAAGCGTAAACGTTGGATTGATGTTGATGGTGTACAATATCCGCACTATACATTTGCTTTTCATGAAGTCACCGGTGTGATGGACTTCTTTTGGAGGATACCTCGCGAGTTTAGACTTTATTACGGTAAAATGGAGGAGAGTATGGAACTAACAGCACGAATACGTAAAGATATGGACATCCAACTGGAAAAACTATAGGGTTGGATTAAATCATAGTATAATGTGTGCGATTTTTGGAGCCCCAGATAAATCTATGTTAGAGGTATTGTATGCCGCTAATCAAGATCGCGGGACTTTTGCCAGTAGCTACGTACAACTTACGTATGACGATCAATTTATATACAAGAAAGAAGGAGAGATTGATTTTAATGTAGTTAAAGGCTCCAAGCAAGCAAAATATAATTGCGGTCATGTTCAAGCCCCTACTTCGGCTATGAGAGAGTGGTCATATGAAACATCACACCCATTTGATACTATGTCATGGATGGTGTTTCATAATGGTGTCATTACTAACGATCGTGATATACGTAAAAAGCACTTACCGTTTATTGAAAATCCGGTAGATACATCTATAATAGCAAATTTATTACAGAAGTTTATGGAAGACAGTAGTAGTAAATCTACTAACCCTGTTAGTTACATTAGAAAAACGTTAGAAGAGCTATCCGGATCGTTTGCATTATCTATTATTGATTGTGATACTAATGAGCTATATATTGCTCGTGTGGGTTCGATATTAAATTACAATAATAAAGGATGCTATTCAACTATGCCTGGTAAAGGTTATAAAGAGCTAAAGGAAGGTGAGATTAGACGTTTAGATAAAAGAACGTTGAGGTTTAATAAGGTTGGAAACTTTAAACACGACTCACCTTTTCTATTTATTTAAGATGAATAATAAATTATTTATATGTGTCGCGACAAAGGGTAAAAAGGAAGACACACTTCTTTGGCAAACAAAAGATGATGACACAGAAGTTTTTTTTAAAGAGTATAATAAGAAGCCGCTGCAACAGGTCTATAATAAAGCTATTGATTTTGCAATAAAAGAAAACGTCGATCATATTATTTTATGTCATGATGATATAATTCTTGAAAATTTTGATTATGATAAATTAAAAGACCATTTTAAGAATTATGATGTATTGGGGGTAGCAGGAGCATCACAAATCAAAGTACAACAACCTACTCTTTGGCATTTAATGGGTGGTGGCTTTGGTAGTGGCTATTTACATGGTGCTGTTGCTCACCTACATGGTACGCAAAAGTCTATGACTGCTTTTGGATCTTACCCACATCAGTCCGTAATAATGGATGGTGTGTTTCTCGCTATCTCTCGTAAAGCATTTAAGAAGATTAGGTTTGATGAGACATGCCCAGCAGGTTTTCATTTTTATGACTTATCATACACACTTGATGCTTCACTAGCAGGTTTTAAGTGTGGGGTTATTGATGCATATGTTACTCACGCATCACCAGGTCTTAGAGAGTTTACAAAAGATTGGACAGAAGGTCAAACATGGTTCTTAGATAAATATAAGAAGTATGTTGGTAAAACTGTGCAGATATAGTTGATTCTTCAAAGTAGTTTATTATTATAGGTAGGATGGGTAAGCTAAATCTCGACTATTTTGAAAACGTGTTAATGTATAATGCGTTAACGGATAGCGGCTATTTGTCTACTATAGCTGATATCGTGCAGCCAGAATACTTTAAGAGTAAAGATATTGCTAACGTCTTTACTATCATTAAGGATTTTAACGATAAGCGTAATGAGCTACCAACTACAACGGAGATTAAGCAATATCTCGTAACAGAAGAACAAAAAGATTCGTTCAAAAGATTAGTTACATCTTTTTCAGAGATTGATAAGAATATTAATAAGGATGAGCTGATCGAGAACACGGAACAGTTCTTAAAAGAGAAAGCAGTATATCATACGATGCTTAAAGCTGCAGAAGATATTTCTGCCGGGGATGTTGATACCTCTGTTATCTTAGATAAGTTTGAGAAGAGTTGTAATATTAGCTTAGTAACCGATTTAGGTCTTGGTGTTAAGACAAATATTGACGATATTATTGCTGACTTAACTACCGTTGAAGATAAAATTCCTTCTACTTGGGAGTGGTTAGATGATTCTTTAGATGGTGGCTTCTTACAAGCTGGTAAATCGTTATACGTCTTTGCTGGTGAAACTAATATTGGTAAATCTATATTTTTAGGTAATATAGCATCTAATATTGCTAAGCAAGGTAAAAATGTATTGTTAATTACGTTAGAGATGTCTGAGCTACTTTATGCAAGACGTATTTGTACTAATATTTCCAAGATACCTATGAAAGAGATGGCGGTTAATGGTTCGTCGTTAAGAGCAGCTATCACTGAATCGCCTGGTAATATCTACATTAAGGAATTTCCACCATCTACTATTACTCCTAATACTATTAAAGCCTTTGCAAAGAAGTTTACTGATCAAGGTATTCACTTAGATGCTATTGTTATTGACTACCTCAACCTCATTCATAGCCCTATTGGTAATAACTCATATGAGCGTATTAAGAATGTAACTGAGCAGGTAAGAGCTATTAGTTATGTGTCTAATTGCCCTATTATTAGCGCTACTCAGTTGAATAGAGCTGGCTTTGATCAAGACAATCCCGATCTTGCTACTATCTCTGAATCGATTGGCTTGGCTGCTACTGCAGATGTTATTATGTCGATTTTCCAGAACGATGAGGATAGAGACTTAGGTATTATTAGACTTGGCATGATGAAGAACCGTTACGGTCCACGTGGGATGACGCAGCCTATGCGTATCGATTATTCTACATTAACTATTGAGCAAGCGGATGATATTGATCTAGAGGAAGACGATTCAATGCTTAATACATTGGCTGGACTTTCTAGAAGTGTGCAGTAAATAAGTATGTGCACATCATTATCTTCACAGATACAGACCTTGACGGTGCGGGCTCCGCATTACTACTGAATAGATTGTATGAAGGTCATGATGTAATTACTGTTGAAACAACTGAAGCAACTATTCTAAACGAATTTAAAAGTCGGTGGAATACATTAGATCATTTTGATAAGATATTTGTTTGTGATCTTTGTTTAAATGAGGAACAAGCGGAAGCAATTAATAGAGATAATGTTGTTGTTATTGATCACCACGAATTACATGTACCTTTTGCATCGAAATATACAAAGGCAAAATCAGTAGTAACAGAATATAGTTCATGTACCAAGTTAATTGCTGACAAGTTTAAGTCTAAACTTAATTTAGATAGTAGATTAGAAGCATTAATTAGTTTAATTGATCAATATGATTGTTGGTCATTTGATTTTCCGAATGAGTTAGAACCAGCGAGGTTAAATGCTATTTATTATACATATAATAAACCAAAGTGGGAGAAGTTTATTACCTCCTTTAAAGACGGATTGCGTGAGTATACTATACATGAGAAAAATTCAATCAAGTTATTTTTTAAGAAGTTTGCAGAGCAATTAAATAGCCCAAAATTTGTAGGTAATGTAAAGGGTTATAAAGTTATATCAACATTTGTTAATTCACATATTAATGAAGTAGGGCATTATTTAGTGAACAAGTATAATACTGATATTGCGATATTGGTAAACTTAGATAAGCATTTAGTATCATTTAGGAAAAATCCTGGATGTAAAGCAGATCTTTCTGTAATAGCTGTAAATTTATGTGAAGGTGGAGGTTCACATAAATTGGCTGGTGGCAAGTTAACAGAAAAGTTTATGAACTTCACCAAAACATTTCAACCATTGCAATGAGACAGCCAAGTGTACCATCACCCTCAGGGGATATAACAAAGAGAGAGCTTGAGCATTTATTACTTTGCTTTTGTACGTTTTGCTGCTTACTAAAAGGTAAGAGATTATCACTTCAAAACATTTTTGTGTTAGTGTTAAAGGAAGAAAAAATTAGAAAACTACTTAAAACACTTTTAACAGTTGATAATGACTTTGAAATGGTTACAATGTTTATAGAGTTTGAGCCTCAAATAGCTGAGTCAAAATATATCACAAAGTATTTAAATCAAAATAAGCGAATATTTCAAAATGATAACTGAACGAGAAAAAAGCATATATAATAGTTATTTATATGCTTCTCGTTCAGCACAAAACAAGCCAACACGGTTTCGTAAAGATTTTTCTAAGCTAAAAGATGCAGATTTTGTATCATTAAAAAAGCTTTCTGCATTTTTAGCAAAGCATAACCATATTAATTATAGAGATTGGTTTGCTGCACCATACGAAGTATATTCAAAAGATGAATACTTTGATCTTAAGTTTTTTAACTCCCGCAAAGCATTAAAATGTTACTCTCTCTATATGAAAGAGAGGGAAATGTCTAATCCAGACAATGAAGATACAATTGAAGCGGTAAAGGAAGGGTTTAGGTTTATTGCAAAATATTGCATAAGGAACTCTCTTACAATAGAAGAGTATACTAAACACTATACCAACAATATGCCAACTTGCCTATTGCATTTACAAGAACATAGGTTAAACTTTTATACATTACATGCCCTTAAAGTCGAATCTACAATTAAAGCCATTGAAAAAGATGTGCTCGACTTTATTGTTAAAGATTTCCAAACAATTTTCGCAAGTACGCGAACAAAATTCTACGGCTCAGCAATATTAAAAGCAAAAGCCAGAGAAACAAAACAAAGAGTAAAACTAATAGTTGAAAATAACAAAAAGTAAAATAAAATAAAAAAAATATGAGTGCGTTTAATATGTCTATGTTCGAAAGTATCAAAGGTGCTTTGGCTTCAAGTAGTGAAGGTAAGTCAAAGTTCTCTGAGATTATGCAAACCAAGCCTGGTAATACCTATACTGTAAGACTACTACCTGATGGTAAGTCTCCAGTAGATACATTTTTTCACTACTACAATATGGGGTGGAATTCATTCGCTACCGGTCAGTATGTTCAGGCTCTAAGCCCACAGACATTCGGTGAGCGTTGCCCTATTAATGAAGAGCGTTTCCGTTTGTCGCGTACTGGTTCGGATGAGGAAAAGGAGAAAGCATCTGCACTTCGTCGTACTGAAAAGTGGTTAGTTAATGTATATGTTGTTGATGATCCAACTAATCCAGAAAATAATGGTAAGGTAAAAATGCTTCGCTACGGTAAACAAATTCATAAGATTATTACCGAAGCTATCGAAGGAGAAGACGCAGCAGAGTTTGGTGCTCGTATTTTTGATCTTAGTGACGAGGGTGTTAGCTTTAAAGTTAAGTGTGAACAGCAAGGAGATTATCCCACATACGTATCATCTCGCTTTACATCTGCAGGTAAATTAAACCTTGCTGAAGAACAGCAGAACGAAATATATGGTCAGACGCATACTCTTAAAGAAACGTTTCCAATTAAGTCGACTGATGAACTGACCGTGATGCTTAATGAGCATTTTCATTGTAAATCGGATGAGCCTGCAGCTACACCAGCTTCAGTAGGTGATACGCCACCATGGTCAGCTCCTACAGAGCCAGTTGTACCAGCTGTCGTTGAGCCATCACCTGTTGAGAGCTCAGTTGAAGATGATATTGATGAACTACTTGCAGATCTTTAATTATGGAACAAATGACACCCGAGGCTAAATCAGCTGTTATGCAGTTGATGGGTCAAACATATGGACAGGTGAAAAAGCAAGATGCAATGCTTGTTGGTTCATCTGGTAATCTTCAGCCAAAATCTACTGAGTTAAAGAATATGGTAGAAGAGTTAGTACGTGCACCAGTAGCACCATCACATCAACAGTTACCACCTCAAGTACAAGGTCCTCCTCCTCAGCAATCACCAGCTCCAGTAGCGCCAGTTGCTGTAACGCCTGAGCAAGCTCAGTTAGAACTACAGCAAGCAGCTGCTACAGTAGATACAGCATTTGGTGTACGTTCAGCACCAGTAGTAGAAGAAACGATGGAGTTCGACTTCAGTGAGCCATCAGCTATTGATAAGTTAGTAGAACTACAGAAAGAAACCAACTTGCTATTAAAAGGTATTAAACTACAATTAGAGAGTAGTAATGTCCGACCAAAACGTAAATCAGCTAAAGCTAAAGTCGCCGATTGACTTCGTCGCTTATTTGGATTCTTTATCCAAGATAAGTGAGAGTTCTATTGTAACGGTAGATCGTGATAAGATGTCAAGTCTTGTTGCGTCTACCGACAATACTCTTATACTATGTGCAGAGTATAGAGTGCCATCGAGTTTTTATTCAACTCTTAATATCCCTGATGTTAAGAAGTTAACTCGGGTACTTGATACTATTAGTGATGAAGAGATTGACCTTATAATTAACTCGAATAATATCGCGTATAAAGGAAATGGTGTTAAGTTTAAGTACCATCTATTTGACGACGGGTTCTTAACCAAACCCGGGCTTAATATTGAGAAGATTAATTCCTTTCAATACGATTTGAGTTTTAAGGTTGATAAGAACATTCTTAATCAGATCTTTAAAGGTTCAGTATTTGCTTCTGAAACCAATAAAGTTTATTTTTATACTGAAGATCAGCGAGTAGGTAACGGTTATAGATTAATGGCTGAGCTTACTGACAGGTCAAGACATAATACAGATAATTTCACAATGTGTATTGGTCAGGTTGAACAAGAACTAGCACCTATTCCTATTAACTTTGATAACGTTCGACTACTTAATAATATTAGCGGTGAATTCACTGTGAGTATTAACAAAGAGTTTGGGGTAGTTGTATTTGATCAAGTTGCAGAAGATATTAAGCTTAAATATATTGTTTCATCTCTCACACAATGACACCAAAAAAGCAAAAGAATAAACTTAAGACAGCTGGTTATTTTATTAAGCGTCTCAAAGACGTGGGATATGTTGTTCTTCGTATGTTTGATAAATATAGTGATAAGGATACTCGTAAATGGACCATCCTATTAGATCCAAGTGGTGCCTCTATATACATTACATGTTTTGAAGATAGACCGTTTAGAGGTGAATATTTATTCAGTTTTGAAGATGGTAATCAACTTTTTGCAAGAGGTTATGTTTTAAAAACTAGTTCAATTGACGTGGTAATAGAGCGATTAAATGACCGTAATATATTACATGTGGATGATAATGAATTTGTGACTAAATATAAAAAGCATGAGTGATGAAAGTGAAGAGCATTCGGATAAGAGTTTAGAAGAACTTTTAAATGATGCTCTAAACTTACAATCTGACCAACTTAAAATATATAAGGATCAGACGGAGTTACGAGATAAATTAAAAAGTATAGTATCAGAATATCTAGACTCATTTTACATATTTGGGTACGATATTAACGGTAAAACAGTACTAGTCAAAGGTGCTAAATCAGATCAGCAACTAGATGCATTAGATACATTAGCAATTAGACTTTTTATGGCAGGTAGTTTAGGTAGTACATATGGTAATGGACCAAGTTAAGAAGAGGCAGACATATGCAGTACAGACAGGGGATTTTGTAGGTCAAATGTTTGTTGTTTGTGAGGTAACAGATAGAGGTGTTGGGTGCCTTTCTGTACCTGAAATGAAAAATGTTCTAGTACCCACAGATAAATGGTCATTCGGAAGGAACTCTGATATAATTGAGTATGTAGAGGAGCTCTCACGAGATATCTTCGAGGTCTGCGTAGCACAGTATAGTAAAAATGAAAACATTAATAATTGACGGTAATAATCTTATCCATAGAACATGGTGGACTGCTAAAAATCAAAGTAAGCGTCAAGATATTGAAGATGTAGAAAAAATTGCTCGGTTACATATTTACTTTACTCTTAATGCTATCTACTCATATGCAAATAAGTTTAAGCCTACTAAAACTATTGTAGTTTGGGATGAGAAAGAAGATTATCAACCAAATGTACGTAAAGCGCAGTTAGATGGTTATAAAGGTAACCGCTCTAGTGACAGTACACCTCATCACCAGAATGATCGCATTAAAGAGCTGCTTTCATGTTTAGGTATACCTTCTATTTTTCCACGTGAGCGTGAAGCTGATGATATTGTGGCTTATATCTGTAAGACCTTTGAGGGTCAAAAGGTAATTGTATCTGTTGATAGAGACTTTCTTCAGTTAGTTGATAAGAATACTATTCTATATGATGCTATTCGCAAGCGTGAGTTTGTTCTTGAGACTTTTACTGAGGATACTGGTTATACAAAAAAGGAATGGCTTAACGCTAAATGTTTATTAGGTGACAAGTCTGATAATGTTCCTGGTATCCCACGATTTGGTAAAGCTAAAGTTCGAAAATGGCTTGATGGTGAGCTTACTCTAACGGATGAGCAGGAAGAAATCTTTACAAAAAATATGACTGTGTTTAATCTACAAGAAGTAATGCATCATGCTAGCGAAAGAGAGTATTACCAGCAACAGCTTGATAATACTGTTACTCCAAGGTGGTCTGAATTTATTACTTACTGTGAAGAGTATGAATTTAGTAATATACTCAAAAAGAAAGACCAGTGGCATAGCTTGTTTGTGTTATCAAGTAAGTTGCTATCTATGTTTAAGTAGTATATAATACTTTTGTGATCTCATTACCTCGAGAGTACATTATTGCTAAGTTCTACGAATATGGTCGTAGTCCGATATATAATCGTTTTAATAATGTATATCAATGTTCTTGCCCGGTATGTAGAGAGTCTTTAAAGAAGCGTAGATGTTACTATATTCCGGAAAATGATAACATCTACTGCCATAATTGTGGTTGGTCAAGTAAACCAATCAAGTGGATTAAAGAGGTAAGTGGTTGTACTAATCAAGATATTATCGATGAGGTAAAGGATTATGATGTTACAATAGATATTGGTAAAGATGAAGAAGTTAGACCAACTATACAGGTCTCGACGCTACCTGCTGATAGTATTAATCTATTAGATAAGATGCAGCAAGATTTTTATAAGGATAATATTATTATTAGAGCATGCAACCACATTATTAAGTCGAGAAGACTGGATACAGCTATTAATAGACCTGACAATCTCTACACTTCATTAACTGATAAGGTTCATAAGAATAGAATTACGATACCGTTTATAAATGAGCGTAGTGAGATTGAGTTCTATCAGACTCGAACAGTAAAAGCATCAGACTTAAAAACTAAACCGAAGTATCTTGGAAAGGTTGGAGCGGAAAAAACATTATTTAACATTGATAAAGTATCAAGTGATCATGATAACGTTTATATATTCGAAGGTCCTATCGATGCGTTTTTTGTGCGTAACTCAGTAGCTGTCGCTGGCATTACTGAACGAGGTAGGTCGTTTACTCAACGTCAAGAAGAGCAGTTAACCAACACGTTAAAATGGTATAATAAGGTGTGGATACTTGACTCTCAGTGGGGTGATAGAGCATCTATGATCAAGTCAGAGGCGCTTTTGAAACAGGGAGAGACAGTGTTTATATGGCCGGAAACACTAGGTAAGAAGTATAAGGACTTTAATGACCTAGCTATCGCTGCTAAAAAAGATGAGATTAGCTGGGAGTTTATCCAAAAAAATACCTCCCATGGTCTGGAAGGTATTATTAAGATGACTGAAATTAAAAGATTCAATAATGTTTAGACTCCTCTAAACTGAGCATTATCTGTTTGAGCAAGATAACCTCTAAAAGACTCATTAAGTGAGGCTAACTCGGTAGCAACACGAGCAATCTTACGCTGTTCCGATTGTTTCATCCGGTCAAATATTGTATCCGCTTGTGCATTAGCTAAAACTGCTTGAACAGAATTAGAATCTTCTGCGTCATTTAACATTTTAAGAAATTCATCACCAGATGCAATCCAACCCTTAAGAGTGCTAACTTGCTGGGCATGCACTTCAGCTGTTGCTTGTGCTGCTGCAGCTGCAGGATCGTTCATGTCTAAAGTTGCTTCTGCATCTGCTTCAACATCGACGTCGAAATCTTCTGCAGATGTATCATCATCAAGCTCTAGTTCAAATGCTTCTTTTTCATCATCGTTTTCTTTGAGCACTTTAAAGAACCTCTTTTCGAAATTTGTCATGTAATTATTTATGCTCATGACTAAATAATTACATATGAATTCTGGATATTCTTCACCTTATTCTGTTAGGCCTGACAATACACCCATACAGCAAATACTTAACACTGATGATCAACAGGCAAAGTATAAAGAGGATGAAAAAAATCAAAAGGCACCACCTGAGCTTCCTTTTGAACTTGATCGTATTACTGAAGTACTAGGTAACACATTCGTATCTTTAGCAGATTTACATAGAATGCTTAATAATGTTAAGGAAAATGGAAGTGTAGATAAAAATAATATTGAAGAATTGCAAGAGAAAATTGACAGAATTAACAACTTAATACTTGAACTTCCTAAAGATATAGCTAAAATATCTATATAATGGTAAAATCGATATTAATTACCGCTGTTGTATCAGCGTTATTCGCGTTTGGACTTAAGGAATTCATTGGCTTCTGGAATACATTTTCCTTAGTTACAGGTATTCAATTTATAGCGTTTTGGATTACTAATTCACGTCTGCAACTTGATAAAGACGCTCTATATAGTGAATTTGAAACTAATCTCGACAATCTTCTGGAGTTAAGTAGGGTTTCAGTAGAATGTCCCTGTACAAACCATGTATTTGAAGAGGAGGTCTTTATGAACTCCGATAATATACATAGATGTCCTAAATGTAACAATAATATTAACTTAGATGCGCAAATACGTGCAGTGTTACAGACAGATCCTGAAGAAGTAACAGGGTAAAGGAACTATCGTATAATAAGTATATGAATAATATAAATAATAGTGATAATATCGAAATGAAGCTTAAGAATGGTACGACTGAGTATATGACTCAAGCAGAGTTTTCGAGGTGGGCGTGTTTAGTTGAAGGAATTCAAGCTGTAGATGAAAAGCTTTTGAATGCTAATGTACCAGAGGCTAATACTAAGTGGATTAAGCCTCTTGCTTTCGAGAAGTATGTTCAAGAACGGTTTCATTCAATGCTTCGTGATGTTGAAGTTGAGCATAGGATTGGTAATATTTAAACACTAAGGGTAGCACTAGGGGTAGGTGAAAAGGATGGTATAGGAGTAAGCGAAATAGTAGGTGTAACTGATAAGCTATTGGTAACTGAAGGAGTTGGTGATGCTGACGGATTATCGGGTGTAGAGCTAGGAGTAGTTGACACTGATGGTATAGGTGTATTACTTATTGACGGTGTTACAGACTGTGAAGGTGTTACAGATACACTTGGAGTTACTGATGGATTGGCAGATGTAGCGCTTGGAGTAAGAGAAACGGATGGTATAGGAGTACTGGTGACGGCAGGTGTATTTGATATTGTAGCAGTTACACTAGGTGATAGGGGCACTACACGAACAGGACATTCGAGTGTATAATCCCAGCATGGTAGTTCGTCAAGAGGATTTTGGATCGTTACATAGGCATCACGTTTGTTAGGGCAAGCTAATCTAACTGTGACACTTCCAGTTAGTGATGTGTCGATAGTAGGATATCCATCAGGTGATAAACTCAAGCCACTATAATCTATATTACGTTTTATTAATGCAGTTATAAACTGCTGTCGGTTAGGATTACCGTAAGCGTATTTATTAGAACCAATAAATCCTGTATCAATTATTACCACATTCTTATAAGTAACAATAAATCTATCAGGACTTCCTTCACATACATTATACCTAAAGGTCATATCACGCTCAACATCAATTGATGGAGCTACAGACGCGCTAGGTGTAACTGATGGTGTAACGGAAGCACTTGGTGTAACTGATGGTGTAACGGAAGCACTTGGTGTAACTGATGGTGTAACGGAAGCACTTGGTGTAACTGATACAGAAGGTGTGACAGACGCGCTTGGTGTAACTGATACCGATGGAGTGACTGATACTGAAGGTGTGACAGACGCGCTTGGTGTAACTGAAGCACTTGGTGTAACTGATACACCAGTTGTAGTTGAAACAGATGGTGATGGTGTAACAGACGTGCTTGGTGTTACTGATACGCTCGGAGTAACCGATGGAGTGACAGAAGCAGAAGGTGTTACCGAAGCACTTGGTGTAACGGACGCGCTTGGTGTAACGGACGTACTTGGTGTAACCGAAGCAGATGGTGTAACAGATGGTG